CACAGTTTTGTATAATTTGAAGTGTTGCATTATGAATGTTTTCTTCTTCACCGCTCTCTAAAGCCATAAGTAGAATTTTTTCTTCTTTAACTAAGAAGGGTCTGTATGAAACTGTCTTTCCAGTTGTTGGGATTTCAGTTGTATACAGTGGCAAATCAATTTTAGGTAACGCCATTTTTTATAACTCCATTTTAAAAATAATTTAGTACATACTATATATTAGAAACGTAAAGGGATTCTTATGTTTACAGGACCGACCTTAATAGAGATTCCACCACCAAGTAAACCACCAAGGGCTGATGAGATTCCTCCACCAAAAGTCGGGCTTCCACCAGCCTCAGTTCTTGTATATGCGAATGTTACTGAGAATGTCGCAATCTCTTCTGCTCCGTAAGACAAACTAATGTCTCCGACATTTTCGGGGAATGCATCATATAGTGCTTGCTCATGAGTAACTTCACCTAGCGTGTTCATAGTTTTAATTTTAACTAGACCCTTGTAGTCGTCAGGGTAGCCGACATAGCCTGTCATCGGGTCGTGAATTTTATTCTGCCACTCCTGAAAAAATCTCCACAACTCCATATTACCATCAGCCATGAATGTAGCACTACAGTCGTTTGGAATAGAGTTGTATGCTTGTTTCATTGTAGGCAATGAACCGTATTTGACTTCAGACGTTGAAATGTTTCTGCCTGGCAGAGATACGTCTTTAACAAATGTGTGGGCACTAATGTTGCCTCGAGGAACAGCAAGACCTGCAGGAGGATACATCTCAACCATATAATGAGAAGACTTTTGAAGTCCCATTGAACCAACTGATGATTTAAAGTTATCTATGTCCATTTTTATTCATCCTATACCTTTGACAGACTATCAGCCCAGACTTTACTCTTGCCAGATTTCTTGAAATTTTCTACAGGTAAAAATAGTGCAATGTCCCATTCTGATGGGTTTACATATAGAAATCTACTTCTAAGATGACCATTTAGATATCGCTTAAAGCACGGTTTGAATGATGCGAATTTTGCCGCACCCTGTAGTGTCTTGTATGTTGCACGAATTCTTGTTGTCTCATCAAACTTCTTATTTGAAGAAATCGTATACAATGCATCCATTAACTTCGCTCTTTGAACATAGGGAAGATAATGCAAATTTAGACCAGTGAATCCATCACTCGTAACATCAACAATAACTGTCAATGGAAACCTATCATAGAATGGGAGTTTCGCTTTTGTCTTTGGGTCGTATGTAAAGAACACCATAGTCCCAGGAAGCAGTTTTGTTCTCAACCGTTCTTTATCACTAATAAGTTTTGTTTGGGTAGCAGTTGTAGTCTCTTTTGCTTTTGCTCTGTACCAATCCCTAGCCGCACGAGTTCTCGCCGGCACTTGACCAGAACGAACCCCTTGCAGTAGAATGTCATCAAAGACGTATGCAGTTGCCATACCTATTAATTCCTGTTATAAATATTACTATATCTATTTATACAACTTACGTCAGATGGTCTTCAGTAAGTATTTGCCAATCCCACTTTCTGTCTAAACAGAATTCTTTTGCGGCTTTGAACTTTGCTTGATTTACAGCATATGTTTTTACTTCTCGCACATATTTGGTTGACAAACGACCCGTAGGTGTGTTATTCTTTTTAGATGAATCTGGTTCTTTAAGTTGTTTCTTTGGTTTAACTTCAACCAACATACACTTAGTCACACCTTGTTTGTTTATATACTTTACCCAAAAGTCGGGAAAGTATTTTCTTTGCTTACCCGAGGTTGGGTCAACATACGGGATGATAATTTCTTCGCTTGCCCACTCAAGTACGTTATTATTCTTGTCACAATAGTCCATAAACTTTCTCTCCCATAATGAACGGTATATAACCTTCGTTACATCTCCTCGATACTTTGATGGGTTTGACGGTTTGTATTTACCTTTGTATGCCACTTGTATTATCCTTATAAATAGTAGGGTAAAGTATATACATATTTATCTCACGAGGAAAATAACAAATGGGAATTTCAATATCATTTGGGGGTTTGGGTGGACCTCTTGGTGCGTTGGCAGGGAGCATATTCGGAACTTCGAATAAGGTGTTTCCTGCGGATGGTACTGGTCCTGCAATCACATTCACTGCGCTGTTAAGTCCAGGCGTACAGTACGACCCAAATTCTGCGGCGGCTGGCTCGTTGTTTTCATTCTCTCAGGGTTCTTGTCGTTTGTATCTTCCTCAAGCAATGCAGACTCAATTTACTGCTAACTATGAAGAGACTCAAATTTCAACTCTATTGAAACCTTTCATGCAACAAGGCGCATCTGGCGCTGCCGCAATTCAAGCATTTAATGCAGGCAAATCGCAGGTCATATCAAATGCCGCTGGAATGGCTGGCAATGCGCTTGGTGTCGCTGGTGCTGAGGCGGCGGCTGATATTGCTATGAATCGTGCCCAAAACAATCATATGGAAGTAATGTTTAAGGGTATGGGATTTAGAACTTTTACTTTTGAATTTAAATTCTTTCCTAGAAATGCTGGAGAGGCAAATGATTTGAAGAGTATCATTGATAGTTTTAAATATCATATGCACCCAGAATTCAAAGAAGGTACTGGTGAAGCATATTTTACACCACCATCAAAGTATTCGATAAATGTCTCGGCTGGTAGTATTTATGGTGGATACACTGAAGCAGTGCTTACTGATGTGACTGTTAATTATGCAGGTGCAGGTGTTGCCGCAGTTCATGCTGACCAAAACCCAGCGGAAATCGACTTGTCTCTATCGTTTAAAGAGACAAAATATCTCACAAAAGAGAGTTTGGGGGGAATATAATATATGGCACAAGCACCCAGAAAAAAGAGTCTGCTATTTAGCAAGTACCCGAATATATCATACTCATTCGCATTTGATGATAATCCAGAGGGGGTTATTGTCAAGAACTTACTTGTTCGTGCCGCAATTAAAAATGTTGTAAAGCAGAATGGTAAAATCTTTTATGAGTATGAGATGCAAGAGGGCGACACACCTGAGATGATGGCGCACAAGTATTATGAAGATGTAAATTTACATTGGGTCATATTAATGACTAATGACGTATTTGATGGTCAGTTCGGATTCGGTATGAACTATCAGACATTTACTAATTATGTAAATGCAAAGTATCCAGGAATTACAATGAATACAAATTCATTCTCTGGAGATATTCCAAAGGGCGCTAGAATTACTGGTCTAACTAGTGGTGCTATTGGAACAGTGCATGATTGGAACCCAAGCACAGGTCGAATCATTATACTAAAAACTTCAGGCGATTTTGTTAAAGGCGAACAAGCAACTACAGTTATGGTTCGTGATGAAGGTAGGTTAGAAGGTGGCGTGCAGTTTGGACAATACCTAATAGCGACAACTAAAGCAACACATCATTATGAAAATATTGTAGACGGTAATACGCTAGATTATGAACAGTTTTTAGAGACACAAGTTTCTGACCGCAGAGAAGTTTCAAACATTCTATATGAGACTGAACTTAACGATACAAAACGTAAAGTCAAATTAATCAAACCCCAATACGTTCAATTTATTGTAGAGCAAATGTCTTCGATATTAAATCCTAAAAAGACAACGGTATAATTTATTATGGCAGATTTAAATAATCCAGATGACGTTAGACTAACTAAACTTAACGTAATCCCATTGCAAGGCACTGGCAATCCCGTAGATATCACGGGCATTATGCTTGAGATGCATATTTATGAAGACATGTATAAACCATTTGTGACTGGAACTATTGCTGTCTATGATACTATCGGGTTTCGCTCTAAATTACCAATAAACGGTGAAGAGTATTTAGAAGTTTCTTGGGAGACTCCTGGCGGAGATGTACAAGAACATGAATTTTATATTTACAAAATATCTGGTGCAGGCGCAGTAGGTGATAATGGTCAAAGTTACATTTTGAGTTTTGCATCACATGAGATGATGGCAAATGCTGGCACCACAATGAGTTATGGGTTTGACGGCGAATTGCTTTCTGATATGGCAACAAAGATTTATGAAGAATCTATCAAGGCTGATACAAAAAGCACAATCGAAAAAGTATTTGATTCAGAACCTACACTAACACCAAGAAGAATGTCATTCCCTGCATGGTCACCTGCCAAAATTATCAGAGAAATGACAAAGACTGCACAATCAGCCGCACACCCAACAGGAGCGGACTACAAATTTTGGGAAGACCTTCAAGGATTCCATTTTAGAAGTATACAGTCGCTAATATTTGATATTGAACCGATTAAAGATTCTGAACAAAGAGAACGTCTTCACTGGACTCCAAATAACTCTGGTATTAACTTGTCTGCAATGAATCAAGCGATTGAGCATTTCAACATACTTAATAGTGGAGACACAGTTAAAAAATTAACGAACGGCACACTTGCAAGTAGAATGATTAACTTCAATCCTGTTACAGGTGCTGTTGAAAATATAGAATCTGATGTCGAGAAAGTATTTGCAGAGATTGGGTCGATGGAAGCAGAGTTGCCCTTTACGGCAGAAGCAAAAGCGGCGCTAATGAAGCCAGCGTCATTTCTTAAACTACACATAAATGATGCGTCTGAAGCATTCCCAAGTGGAGCAGAACTATTTTCTCAAACGCAAGATGTGCAAAATGGATTATTTGGTAATGTGCAAATCGAACTGCAACTACCAGGAAATTCGAATAGGAAGATTGGTCAAATTGCAGAATTAAGACTACCTCAGAACGGTGCCCGTGAGACCGAAGGTCTGCAACTGGATAGACAGTTATCAGGTAATGTTATGATTACAGCAATTAATCATGCATTTGTCACTGGGTCTAAATATAAGCAGATAATTAAAGTAGTTAAAGATAGTTCGTTTGAACCAATGGAACCAATTTAAAGTTAGGAGAAAATGATGGAACTTAGTCTAGGCGAGTGGTTGAATTCACAATCACAAGAAACACAAATGCTCAACGAAAAGCAGATTCTTTTTAATGGCGGAAAAAAATACGGACAGATTGTATTCCTTGCTGGTGGCGCTGGTTCAGGTAAAGGCTTTGCTATTAAGAACTTTCTGCAAGGAAACGACTTTAAGATTCGTGACGTTGACGAATGGAAACTTGCGTTTATGAAACTTAATGATACTACAGGTAGATTCCCAGAACTATCTGGTCTGAACTTGCGTAATCCTAAAGACGTATTCAAATTGCATATGGCAGTTAAAGACGCAGGAATTAAAGATAAGACTCTTGACGGACTTTTGTCTGATGTATCACAAGATAGACTGCCAAATATTATTTTTGATATTACTCTAAAAGAACTTGGTGACATTACAGAAGTTCTACCAAGACTACAAGCAGTTGGCTATGACGCAAAAAATATTCACATTGTTTGGGTGTTGACTAACTATCGTGTTGCAGTAACTAACAATGCTGGACGTGACCGTGTAGTACCAGAAGACATTCTTTTGAAGACCCACGAAGGTGCGGCAAAAACAATGTATCAAATTGTTGCGGGTTCTATTCCATCAGGCATTGATGGTAAAGTTGCAGTCATTCTAAATAATAGAGAGAACACAGTATTCTTTGATAGACCTAACTCTACAGGAGACAAAGTAATTAAAGACTTTACATATCTTACTATTAAGCAAGAAGGTAAATCGCCTGTAAAACGCAAAGAAGTACAGCAACAAGTATTTGATTGGATTAAAGATAATATTCCAAAAACTAAAGAGACTAAAGAACTCTTCGGAAACTGATATGAGCAACAAAGAAACGAAACAAAAATTGAAAGATGCTCCGTCAAGCACTATGGAAGAAATGTTTCGTAGAGGTGAAGTCAGTGAATTTGAACATCTAAAAGATAATATAGATTATAAAAAGGTAGAACAGAATGCCGATAGCACAAAATAACCCAGGAGTAGATGGAAACTTTACATGGTTCATGGGTAGAGTTGTAGATAGAGCAGACCCAGAATCTCTAGGTCGTGTTCGTGTTCGTGCGCTTGGATGGCATACAGACGATGTTGCACTTCTGCCAAACAATGCATTACCTTGGGCGATTGCACTTTACGCAAATAATCCGTCACCTCAAATTACCCCACCTAAAATTGGGGACTGGGTTATGGGATTTTTCCAAGATGGTAAGACGGCACAAAAACCTGTCATTCTTGGAGTTATGCCAACACAGGGTGGCGGCGGGTTTGCTGATGACTTGGGTGATGCGGGTCCAGCACCACTAGCAAGCAGACCTTCCCCTGGCGCTACTGTGAGTCCAGGTCCTGCTGGCGTTGGCACTGTTGTTGAGAATAAACCAGCAGTACCGAGCGTTGGTGCAGGAACTCCAGGAGCAACAACAGGAACCCCACCTGCTGGAATTGCAAATGCTTCTGCCGCACCAATGACAGGTCTTCCCGATGGCGCTGGCGGAACTTTCGATGAACCCGCTTCGACATATGCTTCAGTTTATCCATTGAATAAAGCACAGGTTTCAGAGAGCGGTCATTCTATGGAAATGGATGATAGTCCTGGAGCAGAACGTCTGGACCTAAGACATAGAACTGGAAGCGGAGTTGAATTTCAACCCAGTGGTGACACTGTTCAAAAGACAATGAACAATCACTACATGATGATTAACGGCGCTTCTTTTGAGGGGGTTTCTGGAGGAAAGACAGTATCAATTGGTGCTGGACTAAATCTTCAGACAAGCGGTGGTGCAGGTGTCATTCTCAAAGTTGACGGTGGGGGTGGTATTGATATCACTGTCACTGGCGGAGATGTGAAGATGAATGTAACAGGAAACGTAGAGACGACCTGTTCAGGCAACTATAGTATTACAGCCGCAGGCAATGTTGCCATTAAAGGTGCTAAGATTGACTTGAACTAACTTAAACTAAGAAGTAATTAAATCAATAATACAATCAATATTACATTAAACCCTACACCTATAATATAACATACTTGTCAAGGGTTGTCAAGGACTAATTTGGAGTAAATGCAAAAATGCCTGCAATTTGTAGAGTAGGAGACAGTTTATCAACAGGACATGCATGTACTGGTTCCACTACTATTGCGGCACCTGCTACTGACGGGACTGTTTCTGCTAATGGAATCAATGTTATTGTTGTTGGGGCACCTACAGTATCTCACCCACATCCACCAGCCCCACCATGCCCAGACCATGTAGCAAATTTAAACGCTGGTTCTGGCACCGTATTCATTAATGGTATCGCTGTCGGTAGAATAGGGGACAGTGCAGACGCAGGCGCAATGACTGGCGGTAGTGGTACAGTGTTTGCTGGTGGTTGATGCTTTGTCTTATAAATAAAGATAGTAATATAGGAACATATAAATGTCAAGACTTACGGCACCAAACGCCACATTTTCAGACTTTGATTTGAATTTCATTGCTCATCCAGTGACGGGCGATGTTGGTCGTGTGCGAGATATTGAAGCCGTAAAGAGGTCGATGATTAATCTACTTTTGACTAGTCACTACGAAAGACCGTTTCACCCAGAGATTGGTGGAAATATCAGAGCATTGTTGTTTGAACCATTTACTGAATATACTGAAGATTTGATTAAAATTGGTATTGTTGAGGTTATCCAAAACTTTGAGAAGAGAGTTAAAATCGACAATGTGATTGTTCAGGGGGTTCCAGATGAGAACGGGTTCAAAGTTAGAATTGACTTCTATATTGAAAATTTACCTACATTGGTTTCCCTAGACACATTCTTAGAGAGAGTTAGATAAAAATGGCAGAAAATATAAAAGTTAATGAACTCGACTTTGATAGTATCAAGGGCAATCTTAAAGAGTTTTTAAAGAACCAAAG